TTACGTGCGAGTGAGAGCAACTATCATTTGACCCGACTTTCTGGGCTAGAGTGGCAAGATGAGGTTGCAGAGTCTGTGGCTCAAGATATGTTGAGTGGAACTGCTGTTCAGGATGCGATTCAGTCAGCAGTGTCAGGTCGGACTGACAACCCATTGCACTTACGTTGGGCATGCCAAGATGGCATCGCCCGTGGCGTTCTTTTGCAGCAGGCTCGTCGATCCCTCTTTGACTTCACCGCAGAAGAGAAGAAGACAGCGAACTCACCTTCGTTGCCACCCCCGCCACCCGGCAAATAACTTTTACCCCCCGGTCATTCTGACCAACAACCCAAACAATGGAGCCAACAATGGCTATTAAAATTTCCGGCAACGCGTTTCAAGGCATCAGTTCTCTGGGATCATCCACCCCAGAACCCGGCGTCTATCCTGTATCAATTGTAAACATTGAGACTGGGGCAAACGATAAGCCCGGTACTCGACGGTTTCACGTTCAGTTCGAGAACGGCTTTAAGATGTTCACATTCGTGAGCTTGCCCTACGATGACAACGGTAACGCTCTTCCCGGCCTTACTGACAAGCAAGTTCGTGGTCGCATGGCAGCACTTCGGACTATTCTTGAGTCACTTGGGTACACCAAGGAGAACATCGAGACTGCCCAAGAGATCAACGATTCGTGGTTCTTGTCTACAATGAACAATGGTCGCCTTGCTTATGTAGAGTTTGAGCCCGGTCAAAAGGGTGTTGCAGGCTCATACAACGAAGTCAAAAGGTTCCTCACGAAGGCTCAGTTTAACGCAATGAGCGAAGCGATTGAGCCTGCGACTGTAGCGCCTAAGCATGTTGAGCCCGTCAGTGCGGCACCGTCTAACGGAGCACCTGTACCTCCCGCTGGTGTGTCGTTGCCGCCTCCTTCGAGCGCAGCACAAGGCATCGTGAGTTAATTAGTGGGATCCTTCAACCCTAAGAGTTGTGGCGCGCAATGCGACATATGCCCCTTGGGGCCAGAGGGACCACTGCATAAAGATGAGTGGAGGCCCGTCGGTGGTGAATTCCATCGGGGGGCTTCCATCATTGCTGTAGCAGAAGCACCAGGTTCAGAGGAGGTTCAGCATGGTCGACCTCTTGTTGGGCGAGCAGGTAGTGAGTGGGCCAACGCGCTTACTCAAGCAGGACGCCGTAGAGTAGACGTAGATTTAGACCATGTCATCTCCTGTAAGCCAGCGGGTCAGGAATCTGGCTCCTGGCGCAGGATGGAGAAATCCTTGGATCGGCTCAACCGAAAGAGGATTAAACAGGGTGAAGAGCCTTACCCTCACCCGTCTGTATGTTGTAGGCCGAGGCTGCTGAATGTAGTTTCTCGATACGACAAAGTTATTACCTTAGGTAAGACTGCAACGTCTATCTTGACGGGTCAATCGAGCAGCATCCAATCGTTGCGCGGTGGGCCAATGCAGGTCAACGATGAATGGGATTGGGTTCCTGAGAGTGGTGCGCGAAAGCTGCTTCCAATGTTGCACCCATCATTTATTTTGAGGTCGCCAAGCTGGCGTCATGTTCTTCACGCTGACGTAGCAAAGGCATTCCGATGGTTCGACGGCACTCTTCGATGGACTCAGCCTGACGCAGAGATGAACCCGACACCTCAAGAGCTTAGGGATTGGCTCAAACAGCCTGCACCCTTCTGGACCTATGATGTCGAGACAGACGGCATTGAGCCTCTTGAATGCAATCTTCGCACCATTGCTATTGCTATTCCCGATTTAGACTCGCAGGGCTCCGCCGCAAGAAGTAATGTGGCGCAGAACGCCCGCGCCATTGGGGTTGGGCTGCTCTCTACTGACGGGCACACACGCCTGTACCCCCGCGCCCAAGAGCAAGAGATTCTTCAGATTCTCCGAGATGCTTTCACTGATGGCCGAGTTTGGGTGGGCCACAATGCCGGTTACTACGACCGCATGGTGATTGAGTCACAACTTGGTGTGACTCCTACTCCACTTGTCGACACGCTGTTTCATGCACGATTCAGGGCTCCAGACCTACCGAAGGGGCTCAAGACAATCGGCTCCATTCTGACTGATGTTGAACGTTGGGAAACGACAGAGAAGGGAACACATATATCTACGGGAAGTCAGGATGATACTGAGCTTCTTCGATACAACATTATCGACTCAACTGTAAACGCGAGGATAGTCGTCCCACTTATTGACGCGTCAAAGCGAGCGGGTGCGTTTAATCCTATCTCAGATGGACTACGTCCCTCAGGTTGGTCAAACGATCGGCCATGGAATCTAAACGAGGTAGATCACGCAACCCAAGAGATGTGCGTCGGAATGCACAAGTCTGGGGTTTGGGTTGATCAGAAACTTCGGATGGATCTTGAGTGCGAGTACGACATCTCAGTTAAGAAGCGGTACAAGAACCTGCAGTCTTTAGCACAAGATGTTGGGCTTAGAAGTTTAGATGCGGATTCGGTGAACGAACTGAATCCGGGTAGTGCTGACCAGATTCGCAACTTGCTTTATGAGCAATGGGCTCTGGGCATTCCAGCATCGATGAGTGCGCGGGAGTTTTATACGGAGACGGGAGCACCCGGTACGGGCGACGCTGTACTTCGAGCGCATCTTGCGTCGGGGAGATTGAACAAAAATCAAGAATCATTTGTGAAGGAACTGCGGTTGTATCGGCGAGAGAAGAATAAGATTCTCGGAACAGTTCTCATTCCGCTGAGACGCAGAGATCAAGATCCGAAAAAAGGATTGGTGCATGGGGATGGTCGAGTTCGCTCCACTTGGAACGCGCATGTGACCAGTGTTGGGAGGCTTTCAAGCAGCGGACCCAACCTACAGAATATTGGTAACCGTAAAGGTCAGGGTCGTCTGAAGAAAATATTCGCGGCTCCTCCAGGTCGGATCCTTGTTGGTGCTGACTTAGACCAAGCACACTTGAGAATCACAGCTTGTTACTGGCAAATCCCTCGTTTACTCGAGTGCTTTGATACCGGTAAAGATCCCCACAACCTGTTGGCTTATGACGTTTTTGGTAAGGACTTTAAGAACGCAACTGGTTGGGGACCAGATGGTTTCAGCCTAGACCGAAAACCTACCGGTGGTGAAGCTAAGGCGATGCGTGATGTGATGAAGACATTTCGTTACGCGTCAATCTACTGGGCTGATCCGACGACCGTCTGGCAGGTGCTTACAAGTACTGAAACTGATGACGGGCGTATGCCGTATCTGAAGTTTGAGACTCGTGAAGTGAGGCACTTTCACAACAAGTGGCTTGAGGCTGAGCCTGAGTGGGAGTCCGCGTGGAAGAAGATGATTCAACTTTACGAAGATCAGGGTCATATGTTTGAGCCTGTATTCGGTCGTCGGTCGGGACCACTATCTGATGGTAAGAAGAATGAAGTGGTCAACTTTCCAATCCTTGCGGCTGAGTCATCGATCATGCGTATGGCGGAGCAAGAGATTATCAACGCGTTCCCATTTAACTACGCGGGTGAAGGTACCGGAATGATTCATCAATGCCACGATTCAATCGCAGTAGAGATGCCACTGCCAGATGGTCTTGCACCTGATTGGAAGCCGGTCGATGGCGAGAAGTTACCGCCGAAAATTGAAGAAGCGCGCCGCATAGTGGAAGCGTGTATGACCGTGAACATCCCCGGTTGGGAAGTACCCATGACTGCTGAGGCTGATGTCGGTCGAAGCTTAAAAGATATTTAGAGGTTGCAATGAACTCACAATGGTTTTTAGCTCACTCAAGAAAAGACGAGCCCGAAGATATTGAATGCTGGTGCACAGAACTCGCGGACTCTCTGACAGGGGATGGCTGGGAGGCGGTTGTAATTTCAGGTCGCGATGACTACGAAGCCCGTAGTGCGGCGCTTGGTGGCTGGAAAGCCTGGTGCCGAGACATTCCAAGCGGGATTGATTACACTGGTGCCCCAATGTACCACGGTGTCATCGTTCCCATTGACTCATTAATTGAGGAACCTACAGTTGGTAAAGCTACTGCGCAGATTCTTCAAGGATTCATACAAGAATCGAAGCACGTATACGCATGGTGCCCCGACTCAAAATCGTTTAGGCAAGTAGTTTCTGTAGAAGAATTGCCTGATGACAACTGGGCGGCATGGGCCAGACTAGAGCTTGGCTCTTGACACTGCGGTACGATTTCGATAATAGTCAGACAACCCAAAGCAACTTGTCCTGGAGGACTTATGCGACCCTACGTGAAGAGTATCTACAGTAATTTAAAATCACCGCTACCTGATGGTGAGGCGTGGAACATCGAACTGGGACCACGAACTTTGTTTGTCGGGTCCAACACCAGCCACAAGAGTGGTGTCATCCAGTCTGTAGAGTTGGCGCTCGCAGGTTCTGCTGATGACATCTTTGGTCGCAGTGCCGTATCTGATGCTGCGCTACTGCTGACGCTTGCGCCTAATGATGAGTTGGGCGTAACCGCAACCTTGTCGGACGATCAGGTGGCTTCCTTTAACGCTCGTCGAGAGGACGCTAAGGTTAAGCGGCCTGTGCATGATGGTCCTGGCCCAAATGCACTGGTTCATCGTTTAGTGACATCCGCACTGTCGGGGTCTCCCGCATCTGCGCGTAAAGCATTCTTGTCGTGGTCTGGTGGTAACGTATCGTTGGACGACGTTCTTTCGTACCTGCCAAGTGACCTACAAGAGAAGTACAAAGACATCTCAGAGTATAAGGGTCGAGGAAAGTCAGCAGTCGAGACGCTCATTGATGTAGCGGCTTATGCGGGTCAGAAGCAGCGGGAAGCTGCAAAGGAAGCCAAGGGCGCAGAGATTGTGCTTGAAAGTCTGGGCGACACTATCGAAGCAAAGCCAAGCGAAGAAGACATGACGCGTATGCGAATGGCCGTCGCCGAAGCCAAGAACGTACTCGATAAGTCAATTCGAAACCCGACTAACCGTAAAACTCGAGCGGAGTTAGACGCGGAGATTCAGGCCGAAGAAAATAAAATTGGTCACTACGAAGGCCAGAAGATTTCTCTACAAAAAGAAATCGATGCAGTGAAGGCTACGATGCCTCAACTGGGAGACAACGTCACGTTGGCGGCTCAAATCATTGAAGTCGCGGTTAACCACAACTTAGACGCGTGCCCTGTTTGCAGTAGTCAAGTGGGACTTCAGCATCTCAAGAACTGCCAATCTTTCTACCAGAAACAAGAAGGTGATTGGAAGGTACAGGTCAAGTCGAAGCTCGATGTCTTGAACAAGAAGAAAGATGAGATTGAGTTCTTTGACAGACAAATTGTAGATAGTAACTACCTTCTTGAGAAGTTGAGGAAAACACCGGCTCAAGTTGCAGACTCTCAAGCTATTCCTGTGTCGGATGCGCAGTCTCGGCTTGAGGCAGCGATGGACGCTCTGACCAAGATGGACCTTAGTTGCTCACAGTGGGACAATCTTTCTGCTGCACGCAACAAGCTGATGACTATGAAGGGTGAAGTAACAACCTACAAGTCATTGAAGTCTGCTTGTGAGGTTGCGATCGGTAAGCTTCTTAATGACCAGACACGCGCATTCTCGGATCGTGTACAGAAGTTCCTGCCTGCGCAGTGGATTTTTAGTATTGAACTGCTTGATGGTGACCGCGAAGTGTTTCGTATGGGCATCGTTCGTAACGGCAAACTTCATGCGGCGTTATCTGGGGCCGAGTGGACATCGGTAGTTACTGCGATTGCCATGGCTGTGTCTGAAAGTCTGCCAAGCAACCACCCTGCAGTGTTGATCCCTGAGGATCGTGCGTGGGATGGTAAGACCTTAGCGTCTGTGATGCGGGGGTTCTCTAACTTCGACGGCCAGGTCATTATGGCTAGCACAACCCGACCGTCAGGTAAGACCCCTAAAGGTTGGACAATCGTTGATATGGACGAGGTAAGTGCTTCTTGGACACAGGAAGCTGAGGTTGTTGCAGAGGTTATGGAAGAAGAGAAGCCAGTCAGTAAGACGAGTCTCAACCATGCAAGTGGTGGGTTTCGCGTCACTACTCGTAGTGCTCTTCTGCTGGAGAATTTAGGCTGGGATCCAGATTTAGTGCAGTCTATGTCACGCGAGACTGTTGCCTCCATCATTAAGGATCGTTTGCTTCCGGCAATGGTCCACGTAAACACTGATGGTAGTTATCAGATTGTTCGAAGCGGTAACGTTCTGCCGATGCCACCTGCACCGAAAGTGTAGCTGCTGTGAAGTGTGAGTCATGCGGAAAGAAGACGAAGGTAGTTGATTCACGTCATTGTGACTCGACTACTTCGTTTCGTGGTCAAGCACTTATACGGGATCGTGTCGCCTGGTATACCAATGATTGGGTATACAGGCGACGCAAGTGCCTTAGTTGCGGTGACGTTGTCCTTACCGTCGAGCTTTCGCTGGATGATTTAGAGAACGGGTGGACGCCCCGAGACTAATGCTCGTGAACTGAGTAGTGCTTCACGATTCGAAAAGAAAACTCACCGTTCGTTCCTACTACAGTTCGTAGTGGGGGCGGCGTACGACTACCACCACCTGAACTTGGAGCATCCTTGACAGTCTTTAGCGCCGCATCGAACGTTCGATCATCAACGAAGTTCAGTGATGCCGACCCTGCATTTGTATCTAAATGTAGGGTGCGATGTTTCATCGCTGGTGGGGGTGCAGGTGCGGGCGCGGGCTTTGGTGCGGCTTTCTTAGGTGCAGCTTTCTTTTTCGGTGCAGCCTTTTTGGGTGCAGCTTTTTTTGGTGCAGCTTTTTTCTTTGGTGCAGCCTTTGCCTTCGTCGTTTTTTTGGTCGTTGCCATGGTGTCTCCCTGTGCCAGTGAGGTAAGTATAACAGGATGTAGGGTATTGGGGTTTGACACGATCCCAGACACCCCGATAGAGTTGTTTGGTCTGGTACTCATTCTCCCCAGGAATGGTCCGGCTTTGGGTCGCATCGTCTGAGTGTTTTGCTCAGGCGGTGCATTCCTGTGTCGATGTTTCGTATTAACTTTTGGACTTTTATTTTTAGGTGGTGCACATGGAAAGTGATGGCTCAGCGACGGTAGATGAACCTCGCAGCGCAGAAGATGCTGAGCCCAGTGAGGAAACGAACAACTTAGGAAGTGACATTCTTGCTCGGTTGTTGGCCTCTCTTCAGACTGGTGGACGTGAAGATCATAGAGCGGCGTGGGCCGCGATTCAAGACCCTGACGTAATGGCCTCGTTGGCTGACGGATGGAGAGCAGACGAAGCGATGCTAAGTGCCGCCTTGTCTACTATTGAAACGGTACCGGGTCAGGTACAGAGGACGCGTAATCTGCGATCAGCAGTACGGCGTCTTGCAGAAGAGCGGAGTCGACGAGACGCTGATGCGTTGATCGATCAACTTGAAGAGCAACTTGGTCAACCTCAAACGTTAGCCAACCTGTTGTCGACAGGTGCGCCACCTCCGTCAGTCGTTCCGATTCAAACACTTGAGAATCTTTGCGTGCCTCGTGGATATGACTTGGATGTTGGGGGCGTGTATCGACTTTCAGCGACGGCAGACGGGCAACTGAACCGCACACGGATTGCTCCTGCTCCAATCTTTATCGCAGGTAGAACCGTAGATGTGCACTCAGGTGAAGCGAAGCGTCAGGTTATTTGGCGTGGGCCGAGTGGGTGGTGCTCACGCGTTATCGACCGAAGGACAATACTTGACGCGTCAAAGATTATTCTACTGACGAATCTTGAAGCTCCGATTAATTCAAACACAACTGGGCAGATGGTTGGCTATCTTGCTGACTTCGAAGCAGAGAACAGCCACAGGTTTCCTGTCGTTCGCTCTGCATCTCGTATGGGTTGGCAACCTGATGGTGGGTTCCTTTTGCCTGATGTGTTTTACGCTGTGAATGATGAGGCAAGCTCTAACTTTGCGCTCACTCCGCCAAGCGGCTTGGAAACACTTTCGTCTGGTTGGACCACTGCTGGCACCTGGGAAGAGTGGGTTGGCGCTATGGAGCTTGTCTCATCATTCCCCTACATGTACATCGCTATGTACGCGGGGGCTGCCGCACCACTACTCTCAGTGCTTCGCATACCAGGTTTCGTTGTGGACTTCAGTGGTGAGACGAGCGGAGGAAAGACCACCGCACTTCGTTTCGCGGCCTCGGTCTGGGGTCGTCCCGCCGAATCCTACCCGACAGCCATGTATTCTTGGGACGCTACCAAGGTCTGGATTGAGCGGACCAGTGGGTTCCTTCACAATCTCCCATTGATTCTAGACGAGACAAAGCGCGCGCGACATCCTCGGATTGTCCGTGATGTGATCTACGACTTCTGTCAGGGGCAGGGTCGTGGTCGTGGTGCCGTCGATGGAACTCGCCATACAGAGTCATGGCGTTCTATTCTGATCAGCAGCGGAGAAGGGGCGGCTACGTCATTCTCACAGGACGCTGGGACTCGAGCACGGGTGTTGAGCCTGAAGGGTAAGCCTTTGGGTAGCGATGTGGAGATCGGTTCACGCGTAAGCGAGCAAGCGCAACTGACTTTAGCCTGTAACTATGGGCATCTTGGTAGACGCATTGTTCAGTATCTGGTGGCGAACGAAGCGAGTCATGACGATATACGGGAGATATTCAACCGGGCAAGGGCGAAGTATGCGGGTATCGCACGTACTGCTGTTGCGAGACGACACGCAGGTCACCTTGCGGTATTGGAAGTAATCGCGGCTATCGTGCATCTACTTGGTGTACCGCAGCCTGACGTTGATCCGTTTGCGTATTTGATTGAGTCACAAGAGGCGGCTGCTGTAGATGCAGATCGTCCACTGGCTGCGCTGCAGGATATGTTGTCGTGGTGTGCGACACATCAAACACGGTTCTGGGGCAGAGCAGACTTAGACAATAGCGGGCGGCCACGAGCACCAACAACTGGTTGGGCTGGAAGTTGGGGTCAGGGTGATGACTGGGACTTTATTGCAGTTTCAACGCTGACGTTCAAGGAAGTGATTCGCAGTATTGGTCATGATCCCGATGAGATTATCAGTCGTTGGGTGTCCCGTGGGTGGTTGAACACGGGTCAAGGTAGGCACCGAACCCGCGTTGTACGTATCGATGGTGCGCCAACCAGGTGCTATTGCATTGACCGTGAAGCTTCAGAGTTTGCGCTTTAGGCGCAGGAAAAGCATTCACCGTTGACGCCCAGTTTACGAATGTCTTTTAGTTTCATCCACGCTGGACCACGAACCGACAAACATTTCTTGCACCGAACCTCAACAATTGGGGTGTGTCCGATGATCGAGGTGTCGATACTGTACGATGCAAACTTGTTAAGCTCAGCCTGAACATCTGTGTCAGGGTTGAGATTGTTCCACCAAAAAGCCATTGAAACTCCTTTAATAAAAGATACCACAGTGGTAAGGGATGTGCCAGTGAATTACGTCTGTGTGGTGACAAACCGTTTAATCAGGTAGAGTGTTTACATGTCAAACGATTCAAATGTGGATTTGCCGCCTGCTCCAACAACTGAAGCAGCGCCTGCGAATCAGCCATTACATTTAGTGCCCACTTCAGTAGTTCCTGCAGGCGAACAAGAAGTAGCCGCTATGCTCGCAGAACAAGCTCGTTTTAACGATGAGCCAGAAATGAAGGCTGTTGCGAGTCAGTTACTTGGGGCGGGCCATTCAGTTCGAGGAACCGCTAGGAGGCTGGGGGTTCGAGCGTCGACAGTCTGGTCATGGTCGAAGGAGCCAGAAATTGCAGAGGCAATGGCTGCTGGTGAGGAACGCAGACGCGCAGTACTCGGACAGGGTTTGGAAGAGGCGGCGGAACAGGCGCTCGGTGCTCTGATTGAGGTAGCGAATGATGTGGGAGCCCAGCCAAAAGATCGGGTGAAAGCGTCAGAAGCAATCCTCGACAGATGTGGGATCACGCCGGATGTGGGCAAGGGTAGTGCAGCGATTGGCGTGACAGTCGATGTTGACTTTGACGAGAGGTTAGCTCGCATTGTTGCAGGTGCGAAGACCGAGACCTGATCTGCGTAATAGGATACACTGTTAGCGTGCGCTATACAGGAGGTGGGCGATGCATGGTGGTCCCAAGATTATGATCATTGCGAAACGTGATGTAGCTGGCGAGGACATGCCGGACTTTAGTGGCGATTCGTACGGTGATGCTCGAAAGAAAATGATTCACGGCGAAGAATCCAAAGACAGGAAGTACTCGGATGAGCCGCATGCTGCGATGAAAGAGATGGCAGAGGAGCTTTACAAAGCCTCAAAGATGCATGCAGGGCAGGCGGATAAGTTGATGGAGATTTGCGAGGAGATGTACGAGTCCGAAAAAGGCCAGTACTCTGATGGCCCGGAGAAGCCGCACAAGGCTGCAGGACATAATCCGCATGGAAAGGCTATGGAGTATTGACATAAAAAAACGCCCGACCGGCGAAAGTGCAAACCGGGCGGGCGTTCAGGTTGGGGCGAACCCCAGATGTTTCGGACTGACCATTGGTCGTCCGTGTTTTATCGTACAGCTATGTGAGTGTCAATGTTGGAGGAACGCGATGAGGCGTTGGGACTTGTGATGATTGCTGCACAATCCGCAAGTGTTGCAGTTGACACCGCGTTTGTACTGGGCAGGACATACGGTGGCTATCCGACCGTCAGGAGTGGTGATGCGTTCACCGGACCAGACTGGTAGGTGGCGTAAGGTTTTACGTTTGCTGTCCGGAGTTCGGAAGGGCGCAACGTATGCAACTGACCATCCGTCGGACATCAACTCGTCGGAGGTTTGGAGTGAGTGGGTGCTGGCTAATGCAAGTCCTTTGAGGGTAGCGCCTTTGGTTTTTGGGAAGTGGGTGTAGAGGATGAGTCCCTTCATGCCGTGGGCTTGGATCTTGTCGGTCCAACCTTGAACGGTTTTGCGGTCGAATGCGCAGGGGTCACCACCTACTGCACCACGAGCGAAACGGGCAGAGCGGGCGCTGCGTTGTATCGCAGACTCGAGACTGTAGCGACCAGGTGTTTCGTTTCTGGCGTGCACTTTCTGCATTGATGAATGTGCAGCTACTGGCATGCCGTTCCAGTAGTAGCAGCCTTTGTGGCGCATTGGGCATCCTTCGCATGATGCCTCGGTTTCGTCTCGGGTAGCGCCGACGTATCCTTGGATGATGTTGCCGGTCTTAGAGTTCTTGGATTGCGGTACCCATAGCATCGTTGTCATCACTCACCTCCTGCATGCGGTAGTGTCTCCCTGTGACCGTCAGGTTCCTGCAAGCGTGCTTCCGTTAGCCACTTTAATAGACCTTTTTTATCGGTTGGTACGTCGCATTTGGATAAAGAAAACTTCTCGTATATATTGACTATGGGTTGACTTCCATCGGCCTCAGCAACTTGAATGTCATCCTCTTCTTTTACCGCCGACAGTTCTCGGTATCGTGCAATAGCTTCGCGCTTTGAACCAAAACATTCACAGCAGAGACCGTGAAAAGACTTAGCGATATAGTGGACATCATAAGTAAGCGCATAGATTTTCATCACTCACCTCCCCATTGGTTGGCCATTGCATTAGCGATGCCGGTGTAGGTTATGCTGCGTTTTTTCCATCGGTCTTCGCTCGGTGGCATCTTCCATATTGTTTGTTCCCGTCCGTCAACTACGTTGGTGTGACGCAGAGATGGTAGGTTCTTGAGCCACAAGCAGGTGGCTTTGGTTTCACCGTGACCGAACTGCCATGGTTGTATGAGTTGAGTGTAGCGTCGGCCATTCATGCATTCGATCGCGTACTTGTGTGGGATAGGATTCTCGATACAGATCTTATTGATGGGTGCATCCAGGAGGCGGTTGAAGAACTCACCGGCAAGACGGAGTTGGTCCCATCGGCCTGGTTGAGTGTGCAGCCACCGCACGCCACTGTTGGTCAGGTAGGTGCATGGTGGGTGTGCAATCATCAGGTCCCACCCGTCGTAGATGATGTCGAGTACATTACCTTTGTGGTGAGGGCCCGCAGATTCGGTGGGTAGAATGTCGCACGACATTGCGTCGTGACCTTTGGCGATGAATGCATCACGAACGATGCCGCTGAATTCGCAAGCTACAAGTACTTTCATGGTGTATCTCCGTCGTCCTCTCGGGGTGGTGGTGGTGACAGTACCGTTGACCATTTGGGTGATACTGTACGTACCTGTGGGTCATCGTCCATGGCCTGCGCGAGGCGCGAACGTGGTTGTACCGGAGGTTGGTTGACGTCGCCGTTGATGCTGTATGGGTTGTGGGGTTCCTGAGCAGCGGCGTCTTGGATTGCCATCCCGATGACAGATAGGAGGCCATCGAGTCGGATCTGCTCCTCCTCCCGACAGCTTTGCAGTTCTTGGATTGTCTCATCGCACGGACGTAAGCGCATGATGCCTTGGGAACGGGCAGTGTCAGTTACAGCACGGCGGTAAGCTTCGATGTTGTCGTTGATTATGTGGAACATATTACTTCCCGGATACGATGCGAAGACCGTCAGTCACTGATGTGTATGCATCGGGTTCGGTGTTTACGTCCTCCACTATGAGTTCGCCAGTGAAGGATGTGGAGCCTTGCCGTGGGTATTCCCTGTACGGCATGATCTGGTCCAGACGGTCTTCGAGACGTTCGGGATGGTTGGATAAGATATTACCTTTTCGAATCTCGCTCAGATGGCGGACAAGGTTCTCGTACACCTCGGGAGTGCAGTGGTCGAGCAAGAATGCTGCGATGTGTTTGGAACCAGACAGGTCTCGTTTGCGCGTCAGTCCAGGTGTGCCGCGAGATATTGTGCCAAGCAGGTGGAAGGACAGGTCGACAGGGTAAGTGCCGGGGTCGAGGTCTGCTTTGAAATGCTTAGCGTTTTTGTTCTGGTTGAACTTGGCTAAGGCGGTCAGGACTATTGGGTCGATCGTCATGAGTACTCCATGGTGGGGTGATGTGGGCAATGGCTTTGGGTTGGTAGCCGTTGGTGTGAGTTGTGTAGATGGAAGTGAGTGCCGCGTATTTACTTTTGGGTACAGGTTCACCGAGGGTTTTGGTTACAAAACAGTCGTTGAGGTATGGGTTGTACCGTACACCGATGTCGAGAGTTGAGTGCTCTAAGTGACAGTCGAAGTATGTGTTGGCATCAAGCAGTGTGCCGCGAGCGAATGCGTGTACGTTTTTGCGGCCTTGTCTACGTACCCGTGCTTGTCCGCCGGGTTGCACGACCCACTGCACATCCTGTAGGTAAACAGATTTTGCATGGTCGATGACCTTACCTTTGTGGCGGACGCTCCAGCATTTTTTATGGAGGTTCCAATAGACTTCGACGCGCATGGTGGGCTCCTATTTGAGAGGGTCTGCGTTGCTGCGGAGTATCATCCCCAATATTTCAGCTTGCTCGCGACGATACTCGCTGAGTGTTTGGCTTGCTGATTCGTCAATAGTCTCAGGGTTTTCAGCGCCGCATGCTCTGCATATGATTACGTCGTTGGCTGTGCCGATGTGTTCAAGGCAGCATTTGGTAAGGAACATGGTAACTCCAGGGTGGTGGGTGCCTGAGGCGGGAGTCGAACCCGCATGGCATGATTGCCGGGAGATTTTAAGTCTCCTGTGTCTACCCATTCCACCACTCAGGCGTTGGTGAGGTGCAGGGTTTTTGGGCTGGGTTACCCTGCGAAACAGTTAGAACTACTTGGCTTCGCCAACGTCGATGTACTCGCGGATGCTGAGGTCGAACGCTGGGATGTGTGCCTCGGTAACAGAACCACCTGCTGCAGCGATTGCCTTTGTGGCGTGGTCGATGCCTGCGAAGTGATTGAATGCGCGATTTGGTGGAAGGCGTTGACCTGCTGCGGTTACGGCCTGGTATGCGGAGAACAGGTCGTTCTGGCCGTGTTGATCGTGCAGGTCACCGTTGTGGCAATCGTTCCAATACCGGAAGGCTGCGTTGAACGAGTTGGGTTTGATGAGGCCACGGCTAAATAGTACGCCCATGTATGCACCGAACAAATCGTTCTGGACTGGGATGTCTTTCCACTCATCGATCATTTGAATGCGTTCGAGGACTGGAGCTACGGCGGTGTCTGTGATTTCAGTCAACATCTTGCTGAGTGTTTCAAACACATTGGTTGTGTGCTTGGCACTGATCATATGGTCGCCGGAGAAACAACCGTTGGCACATACGAATGGTGCACTGCCGATTGCAATCTGGTTAGAGATTGACTTGTCGTAGCTGGAACGCAGAGCGACTGTCAGTGCTTGACCCGTGATACCGGAACCGAAACCAATCATGCCGAACAGATGCGTGCCCTTTTGGTTTAGAGCGTAGGTCTCGAAGACTGGGTCAGCATTAAGCACGTTCGCCATGGCATCTCTTGCACCATTGATCAACGAGGCGTAAGGCACAGGTTGGTATGAGGCGTTGCCGGATTTGGGGTGATACTCCGTTTCGGGAATGGGCACTTCACAGACAGTTCGGTAGTCAGTTCTGTAAGCGTCAGGTGCTCCGATTGTACAGATTTGTTGTGACTTCAAAGCTGGGGGTGGGGCAACACGCGCACGGTTGAGAGTTGTGTTGATGCGCGGCGCGGCGATAGGGGTTGAGTTGTGTTGTGTTTGGGTCATTGCCAGTCCATTAGTTTAAGCGATGTGTCGTCTCTGCACGGAATGCGCAGTCGTTCACATTGACCTGTGGCGGGGTGGTAGCGATGGCGAAAATGGTGTATCCATGGTCCATCGTTTTCACGTTGCGTTCCCATGTACTGCCAGTATTCGTGGCTATCTACGGGTCCGGGTGGTTTGGGTTTGAATGGGGTGCTGTGAACGATTGTCCATGCGCGTTCCCATTCTTCACTGTCTCGGGTCATGCATTTGAAATTGGCCATGGTGGGATCTTACCTTTGCGCGGGTTGCGCGGTAGCTCCTGCAGATACACATTGAGTTTGTGTACTGGAGAAGCGGGTATGATTCCATCGTATACAGCCAACAATAACGAAGCCTTACTGGGTAACATTGGGATGTTGCCAGTGATGTCGTTAGTGCCCTTCTTGAGTAGAACTTGATTGGGTTTCTGAAGTTGTTCAAGCCACGCCACATATTGTTCTCTGTGCGTGGTTGGCTTACGCCGACGCGGTTCAGTGCGTCGACGCGGCGTTCGTGTGCTACGGTCGTAATCGTCGTTTGACATTGGCCCTCTCTTAGAATGGGATCTCGTCGTTGTACGAACCCGGAGGGTTGGCACCGTTAGCGGATTGTTGGCTGGGCAACTTGGTCATGAACTCAACGTTGTCTGCCAAGACCTCGACACTTGTCCGTTCGATGTCAGCGGCATCAGTCCATTTACGGGAACGGAGCTTACCTCGTACTGCTACCTTTGATCCTTTGGCGAGGAACTTTGCGCAGCTATCAGCTTGACCGCCGAAGACTACGACGCGGTGCCACTCTGTATGGTCGACGTATTCGTCTCCCTGTTTGACACGCTCGTTTGTTGCAACGCTAAGATTGCAAACGGACATACCGTTTTTGGTTTTGCGGAGTTCTGGATTGGTACCCAGGTTTCCGGTGATGATGATTAGGTTCATTGTTTTGTTCCTTATGGTTAGAGGTACCGGGTTTTAACCATGCTGGTTGGCTGAATCGGCGGTTTTCAAACCCGGCAAAAGGTTGACCGCGCTTTTAAAGCTTGTGGTAGTTGTTCTTCTGACGTTCGCGGAGCATGAAGGTTTGGCGATCGAGCGTGGTGATAAACTCAATGTCTTCGGGTAGGTTGGACCACGATATAAAGATTGCGTTGGAGATGAGGGGTTGAAGTGCTTTCATGATTTCTTCGTAGAGTATTCCAGCACCGTCTGTACACGTAAGGACTAAGCCATCATCTTTACATATCGTGAGGTACATACCTTCGGTAGCACCCAGTCGGACACCGTTTGTCATCGTAATGTATGGTGCAGAGATCAGTCCAAGGCCGTACAGATAGCCTGCGTACATGATAATATCGATTGGGTTTCCCTTCCAGTCTGGCCATGTCTGACGGAACTGGAGGGAACGGTTCTTTTTTATGCTTGCCATTGGTACCTCAGAATGGTTTGGTTGGGTCGTCATACGCAGATGCAATACCATCACGGTAAGCAGCTATTTCTTTGCGCAGGCGGGTGACTTCGGTGTCATGAGCTTCGATTGCCTCGGGCCCTTCGTGTGGATCAGGAGACATAAGCATTGTGTTGTCAAGCTCAGCCTCTAGGTCCTTTAGGAATTCGTATGCTTGTTTGGGTGTCATCGGGCATCCGCTCTTGCACACTGACTTACCATCGTGGATCTCAATCCAGTCTCCACACCTGCGGCACCTATCGGTATTACTTACCTTCTCGATGCTCACGGTCAGGTGGCCGTCGTCCCAAAGTCCATTCATGTCGTTAGGTTTCATCACTCTTCTCCTTCGTCCTGCGCTGGTGGCAGTGACGGGTTCCAGCTTGGTGGAACGATAAGGTCCATGACTGCCTCGACTGTGCAATCAAACATAAAGTCGTCAATCGCTTCATCCGATGAGAAGGGGCCATGCGCCTCAAACCCGTCTACTATGTTTCCGACCAAAACAATCTGAAGTCGTTCGTCACTCAGGTTCATCACTCACCTCCTACCACCATGATGTGTAGAACAGTTCGCGGCCTTGGCTGAGTGCGGCCTTGGCCTTTGCAATGAAGCGGGTCGTCTGGTTTGTGTGGTACTGGTCAGACGAGCCGTAGAAGAAACCTGTGTGGTGGTCGAGGTTGTGATAGTCACGGTCCAAACGGTTGATGTCATCGATGGTCAGTTCGACGTCTACGCAGTTGAACTCTTTGGCGTCACCACCTTTCTCGTAATACAAAGATTGCATCCAACCTTGCAGGTCAGAGTGTTTGCGCCAGTAGAACAACTCGTCACACAAGTCGTCGGGGTTACCGCTTTTTGGTTTCATGAATACGTATTGGTCAAGTCCCATGGTTGGCTCCTAAAAGAACAGAGGAAGAAAGCCGATGATGTACACGGCAATGAGGAAAGTAGCGGCGGCATCCCAGATCATGATGGGTCTCCAGGTTTAGGGTTTATGGTGAGGCGGACGCCTACGAGTTCTACGAGATTACGTTTGAACGCGAGGGCTACGATGTCGTCGTGACGTAGATCGGGGTCGTACGTTGGAAGTGTTCGAACGTCGAAGTCGTGTTGTGGGTCTTCTTGGTAGTCGAACGTGTACCAGTACACGAGCGGATCGGGGTAGTGGGTGGCTTTGTAGCAGTGGTACACTGGAACCGAGCACCCATTTTGGTGCTTGATTACAAAGGCCTGTTCGGGTACGACGTATGCGAGTGGCATTATTCGTTCTCCTTGGGGTCGTGGATAAACTCGACCAAGTATCGTTCGTAATCGGCAGCGTTTCTGCTGAACTCTTCGTATGAGCGCTCCATTCCCCAGCGACGACCGTTCAACTCACACCACTGTTTGAAAGTCAGTTTTTCTTTTTCCATCACTCACCGCCAGTTGCGAGAGCATGGAGCGACCAGAAGTCAGCGCTTTCGGACGTGCGCTGGCACCATACGGAAAGCTCGCGCGGGCACATACCGGTGAGGTCGGGAGGGGGGTAGTCCCACCATTCTTTGGGGGATGCCATAGAAGCTTGGGTACCGTAGGCGGTGAAGAGGAGCATCGTGCCATCCTCTACCTGCATACCAATCACAACCAAGTTTCGTGCTGGGCGCATCGGCGCATTGATTAGGCGGGAAGGTCCACGTCGGTTGTTACGTACGAGGTAGAAGACTTGGTCGTTGGTGATTGGGTCATCACCTGCCTCGGGACCGTATAGTGCGGACGGGATGCTTGGCAGTTCGTCGGGTAGCTTCAAACATTTGATTATGAACGAACCGTCCCAGTCCGACAGTACGGTGTCAATGTATGTCAGGTGCTCTGATTGAAGGTCGTGGTCATCATGAGCAATTACGATTCCGTTTGGTGTAGATGTTCCCATGGGTGTAGTCTCCTTATCGGTTGATGTATGCAGTCGCGATGGTCTGCTGGTCTGTAGGGGTAAGCTTGCTCCACCAGTGCGGAGCTTTGTCGTCGTTGTCCAGGTCAAGGCGCTCGTCCGGAGTTTCCACCGTACCGTCTGATCCGTCACCGCCGAGTGGGGTTGGGTTGCTGGCGTCTGACAGAATCTGCCAGAGTTTTCTGTAGAGGTCTGGTCCGATTCCACTGAGGCATTCTGCTACCTCATCAGCCGTCCAGTACTCGAGCCCTTCGGGCATGTCAATAGGGTCCACGATTATTCCGTTGTGAGGGTGCGCCCTGTGTTTGTCTTTACGTTGTCCGGACGCCCGACCAAAGTAAGTTCCCCGTCCACGGTACGGGTGGTTTGCTGCTCCGTGGGACTGCTACCTCTCGATGCGAGAAAGTCTGTATGTTCGCGTTCGATCCATGTCTGATCGGCTTGGTGCTGCATGAGTGCGTCACTTTCTGCGCGCATTCTTTCGAGCCAGTCCATATCGATCTCCTTTAAAATGCTGGGTACGGAGGGATTTGCACCCCCAACGCCACATGGGCCACGAACATCGCCTCTGACAAGGGTGTACAATCCTTGTTGTTTTTTTGTGTATGCATCCACAAAGCACCGAAACTATTACGTGCATTTACTAAGTTTGCATCGTACCCGTAGTGTGAACTACGTGCCCACTCAAGCTCTCCCCGAAGGGTTGTAGGCGTGCGTTCAGACGCCTCGTTTTTTGTATCCCGCTGCCTGAGTTCAGCGGCTAAAAGATGTGAGGAGAAGGAGGCCCTAACCTCCTTCTTCCAGTACTTTCGTTCGAATCATCAGGGTGATTCTACTTGGTTTCCCGCTGTCAATTGATACGGCCCATAGCGTACCCCTATTAGGGGTTGGAGGTTCGAACTCCACGTCGGTTGACTGCCTCAAAATGTTGGGATCGGGTGGTACTGCCCCACCTTACAGACGTTCTTCCTGTTGTCGGCTTACCGACGACCCTGCCTGGGGGGGTTAATCTTCCCCAGTGTGACGGACCAGCAATACAGATGACGAGTCTGGCTGGTGCTGAGTAGTTACGGAGGTGGTCATCCTCAAGCGTTGGCTACCTGCAGGCGCATTACTTTTATGCTTCGAACCCATGTAAATGTTTATAATTTAAGATGGCGGCACCCCCTATAGTTTCTGCAACGTCACGGGGATGCCGGTTAGATGACGTTGTCTGGCTGTGTTGAACGTTGGGTCGGACACAGCAATCCGGCTTGATGGTTGCAGTTGGACATACAACGTGTGTCGCTTTGATGCTTTGAAGCACGACACATTCTTAGACCATCAAGTCTTTCATGAATATGTTGAGAACCGTTTGATGTCCTCTGGATTTGGGTGGTCATCTAACGATGGCTTGAGTGACATGAACGTTCTTTGTTCAAGCTCGCAAGTGCAGTAGTGATGTCCTTTTCCTGCGCGAACTGTTGGGCAGTCACTCGGGTCGAAGGTTGCTCGTGTTTGATTGTGGATCAACGTCCATTTGTCGACCCACACGAACATTTCGAACGCAGCATGTACTGGTCCACATTTGCTGTTGGTTTGAAAGATGTCTACCATCTTTTTTACTGCGCTGAGTCCGTTGTGTTTGATATTGTCACGCAAGTCTTTGTGCAGCCTGACAAGATCGAGGTCTCGAACCCACGGACCATCAAAGTATCTGAGTGTCAGGTCATGGTAGTACCACTTGGTGTCAAGATTCCATTTGATCTGGTTGACGTGCGTGGTCATCTCCTCATCAGTGCATGGCTCCAAGTGAAGGAGTTGACGAATCATTCTGATGTAGCGTTCGATGTTTGCTTTTGTCATGATGATTTCTCCGGACACTACGGGTAGCGTGTGGTGATGGTGTAACCACCAACATGTAGGTGGTAACGCGAGAAGGTAGTTTGAACGCCGAGTATGGAGATGTAACCCTGTTACCCAATATTTTATAGGGTAGCTGGGTGCTCTCACGAGGCTCGCGGATTGGCTTAATACTCTGTTTAATACATAGTGCGAAGAGCGAGCCAGCTTATTTTCTATGTATTCGAATATGTGGTTACAGTGGTTACACTTCTTTATATGTAAGTAACAACCTACCGTATGGTGTAACCCACTTTGGGTAACGTTTGGGTTACTGGGTTACACCTTAGAAAAAGATAAAAGAGAAAAAGTAAAAATGAAAAATGCCCAGTACTCTGAATGGTAAGTCCAGTGCTGTGCCCCCGTTCGCCCCGTCACCGAGGATCGGGGTTGGAGTGTTGGGAGTACCAGTGAGTTCCAAGGTGCGCGCGTTCGGATTGCCGGTGAGTTTGTGGAAGCCACCTGTGTTGCGTGCGGTGAGACGATTGTTGTGACCATGACGAATAATGTATCAATGGAATAGAAGGTCATGGCAATGACTCCTTTGCACGGGCGACCGGAAAAAAGCCCCGGATCGCCGAAGCGACCCGAGGCAGAAGGCGTAAGTCGAACTTACAGTTCTTGGTTGAAGAAGTCTTGGGTGCGCTGACGACGCAACTCCTTGGCAACCTCACGCTTCGCGTCATCGGGGTGAACCGGGTCGTCGAAGTTGGTGGGTTCAGCTTTGTCGGGGTTGGCAACGTATCCGGTACCGAACGCGTTGTACCAATCACCATCGTATGCCCTCTCGTTCAGTTCGAACCTGTGGTAGGCGTTGGGGAAGTGAGCCACCTCGGCGGGCCACTTGTAGAGGAAGGCTTCACCCGTTTGGGTGTTGACTCCTTCGTTCTGCCAACAAGAGATGGTCTCGATGTGGCGCAAGACTCGAGCGAGGCTGGCGAGTTGCCGGAGATGGTTGGTCTCACTGAGTTTGTTGCCATCTCTGTCCGCGATGCCCATGACGACTCGCTTCACCACCATCATCCAAGTCGACCAAGGTACGAAAAGGTGGAGATGTGTCTCTCCGGTGTATTGCTCTCCTGTTGAGAAGAAGTCGTCGAGGTCGATGTTCAGGTCCATGTCGGCGCGAGGAACATACATCAGCATGCCAAGTTCGAACTTGTAAATGACATCGGATTCAGCGGTTTGGTTGAGACGCGGACCGAACTGGATGGCGCACCCCTTTACCTTACGGCGAACGCATTCGCGGTTGGTTGGTGTGTCGGCCCAGAGACGGCCCGGCTCTTCCAAGAAGACGAGTAGACGAGCTTTGATAAACGCAATCAAGGTTTGGATGCGTTCTTGGTTAGCTGTGAGTTTTTGTTTACCTTTCATGGTTGCACTTCCTTTTGGAGTATTGTTGAGTGGGTTTTCCCACCCTGTGTTGAGAATCAATGACAAGTCATTGATTTGGATATGAGAAAAACAGCTCATTACGAATGAAACAATGCAGACTATAGAGCTTAAACAATCGAATCTCTTGCAAGCTTTCGACTGGCTGAGCAATGACACTGACAACAAGATAATGAACTCCTTTCTCACAGTCGGGGGGAAAGGAGTTCATTGTTGAAAGCGTCTTTCTTAGTAGTAGTAGTGCGGAAAAATCTCTATGCAAAAGACTCGATTCCGGGTCGTAATCCCGGCAAAAAACAAAGGTCGCTTTAGCGACTCCGAAGCCCGCCGCCCCAGGCGGAATCGAGTACCTGCGCCTGCGGCCCGACTCATTTCGCTAGAAATGATTGCTGAGATTTTTCACACGCACGGACCAACATTAAGGAGAGTCCTTCGCGCTGCGGGGATGAAGCGTAGGCTTTTTCCTTATAAATAAGACAGGAAGCACGAAAAACTACGTACGTTTTGGACTTCATCCCATATAGCAGCGCAACAGGAATAGTGTCCGGATATGCCACCAGATAGACCGGATGGCCAAACTTGTTTGGTCACCCCATGCGACTTGATCAACTGATTGATGATCAGCCTGACCCTGATCATCAACTTGGTCTTCTGGTTAGCCGACCAGGCTAATCGATCGATCAGATCGAAAGAAGGCTCAGTGCAAGCAACGTCGTGGGCCGAGCGAAGCGAGGGTAGGTTTGCCGGTCCAGAAAAGAAGCCAGAATTCAGAGCGTTTCCCAGCGAGTGAAGATGTCCTTTGGTTCGTTCCGTAGAGTCGGTAGCGATACGGGCTGCGGTTGATTGGTTCAATCCGCCACAGCAATCGATATGCCGGAACGATGAAACCGCCACGCGCTGAATCCGCCACAAGGCTGAACCTGCCACGCCTCGATACCGGAACAACGATCAATCCGCCACCCCGCCGCTGGGAGTGGATCAACTTTGTCTCTGCCGGAAGATCCGATCCGCCACCCGCCGTTTGTCGTTGCACTACGTATAATTCCGGAACCGGAGGTTGATAGTGGAGGGGGGGAGGGTATGCCATTCGTTAGTCGTACCTCCCCTAATGCCGAGGACCGTTTTCCCGACCAGGACCTTTTCCCAACTGCCTTACCACAGTGGTATTACCGCCTTGCCACGATGGCCTTTACGTGGTACTTTTCTTGTCCAACCTATCGAGGACCGCTATGCCACGACCCAAATCTGCAGAGATCAAACTCAACTTAGACGCATTAACGCTCAAACGCTTAGATGAACTGGTCCCTATAGTGGCCGAATCGGCTGCAGCCAGGGAGTTTGGCGTTGAGGTAGACCGTCGTCTGGTGTCTCGGGTCGCATTATTGCGTGGATTGACTGCCATGGAGGCGGCGGTGCCTGAAAAACCGGCACCTGACACGCCGCAGGACCTATCGGGGGAGGTTGCGCCGCCCCCACCGCTTGCGATTCCGCTCCCGAACGTTGACTCTTCTCCTTCCTCACCAGCAAACGGGGTTTCTGAGGGGGCAGATATGTCGGAATTGGGCGAGGATGGCTTGTTTGGTCTTCCTGAGGGCTGGAATATGTGGAGTTCTGGGGAGCGAATTCCTTCTGAGCACGTAGATATCGACAATTACTACAAAAAAGGTGGGTGGAATCGCTATTGGGGCCGTGTTGGGGAGGAGGTTATTGCGTTTTATTGGAGTCCTGACCCCGCGTTGCAGGACTATCCGTCCTATAAGAAGGCCGATCGCAACGGTAAGGAGTTAAATGTGCAAAATACCCCGTATGGTCCAGGTCATATGATTCCTCATGGGTGGTCAGCATGAAAGATTCGCCCAAATCGCAGGAAATCGCGGATTTTTTGGAAGAATTGAACCCTGAAGCCCTAATGTACGAGGGATTTGAGGATGCGTTGGTGGGTATTGCGTCTCGTTCGTCCACATTGCCGCTTGCTTTGTACGATCGGGAGAAATGCATCCAGATATTGATGGATTCTGGCGCAACTCGGGAGGTTGCGGAGGACTATTTCTGTTTTAACGTTGAGGGTTGCTGGGAGGGCCCCAATACCCCGTTAATCGCGTCGTTTACTCTGCAGCCGATAGGCGTCCGTTATCCTATGGACGGCCTTGAGGTGCCGTCGGAGACGGGTAGTGACACCGAAATACTAATCGGGCGTCATATCCAAGACGACACTTAGTACAATTAGACTGTTTAGTGTGAGATTTTATATGCCTTTATATGTGTTTAAATGTGAAGATTGTGGGCAAAAAATAGAGGTCCTTATGCCTTTTGGGGGCCCCACACCTTCATGTAAAGACTGTTTATGTGAAATGAAAAAACAGATTGTTGCAACCAACTTTTCGTTGAAGGGATCTGGTTGGGCAAAAGACAACTATGGGTTGAAAGAAACATAGGTATTTACCGTAGTGCGTCGATCTTGAGTTTCAAGATTTCGTTCTCGCGTTTGACGTAGTCCACTTCTACTTTGAGTCCCGCTACTTCGGTCATCAGGTCGATGATCTGCTGCAGGTGCTCATCACGCTCTTGCTCTAACTTTTCAACTCGCTTTATTAAATCGTCACGGTACAGCGTTTGCTCAGCTTTCTCTTCTACTTGCTTTTCTCTCTTCTGCTTAATCATAAACTCGTAAAACTTAAACGCGCCTGCACTGACTAAACCTGTGACGGCGGCAACGATTGCAGCGGCAGTAGTTGGTTTATCCACGGAGATCCTTGTGCATTACTTCCATACGCATTTTAACGTATATCCAAACCCACAGGGTAAAGTACACGCCCGTAACAACCAAGCTGCGACCAACGTCACCAGCGGCAAACTCAGGGTCACTAAACACGTTGACCAAGAAACGGGTGGTGGAGAAGATGTACAGAAGCAGGTATGTGCCGACAAAGCGGGAGCAGGACCGTACGTTGGGGAGGCTGAACAGCATGCCCAAGGCGACCACGAAGTACAGGCAGTATTGAAAGTAGGCCCACTCGTTGCCCCCATCCAAGGCCTCGCCGTAGCTCATCCAAAGCACGCGGTTGTTGGCAAGGTCAGCGATATTCCAGAACAACAGCAAGGGTCCGTAGTCGTGGTAGACCAGGATGTCCTTGTACGCTTTGAAGAAGCTTCTCATTGCAACACCTTCACTCAATCATAACGCGGAGATACCATGTCTGATCATTCTTTGGATGACATAGTCCATTCCATCCAATCAGCGGTTATAGCCGCGACCGATATTGCGGAACGTCATGAACTTGATTCGATCATGAATCAAGAGTTCTGGGAGCAGAAGGTTGATGAGAATGGAGAGCCCGTTACTGATGACGACGGAAGACACATATATGCACCTCGTATGGTCGTCATGGAAATCCCAACATGGGAAGATGGAGTACTGGTACAAAAAAGAGTTCCGGTCCCGCTCCAGTCCCTCACGACTGGGCAGAGTTTGCGCGTGGACAAACTCGAAGTTGAGATGTCTGTGGAGATATCGGGCCTCACTGCGGATAAGAAAAAAGGCAAACTGATGGTTCGTCCCTGCCCAAATATTCCATCTTGGTTTAAAAAAGAAAGCAATGCTGCTAAACTCAAGCTGATCTTCAAAGGCAGTGAGCCTCCAGAAGGTTATGCAAGAATCGATGACCAGCTAATCAAGCTGCTTCCGTAGGAGAACATCATGCCAGATCAACTTGTAAAGATGTCAGACCAGTTTGGTGGTCTTCCCATGGACCAGCTTATTGGGGGGCCCCTGAAGGCCGCCTGTTCAGCGCAGACGCTGCTTGCCAAGGCTTCCGCCGACTTTATTAAAGATGTGGGCCTGAATCCTGGTACGAGTGGTGCAATGACTGCTCGTACAGTCGATTTCAGTTTCAACAAACCGGTGCAGGGTGCGGATGGTACCACATCGATGGAGAAGGTGGATCTTCAGGTTCCTCTTCTGGCTATCATCAACACGCCAAGTTTATCGGTGAAAGAGGCTGAGGTTCGCTTTACGATGGAAGTAAAGTCATCTACTTCGGCGAAGACTACTTCTGACACCAAGGCTGAGCTTACAGCGCACGCTAAGTACAACGCGGGACTCTTTAGCTGTGACGTTACTGTTCATGGCTCTGTGGCCAACCACAGCGAGAACAGCCGCAAGAGCGACAACAGCGCCAAGTACGACGTTAAAGTAGTTGCCCGCGACGACGGGCCCCCAGAAGGTCTTATGAAGGTTCTGGATATGCTTAATGACGCAATTGCACCCACTCAGGGTGTACCGGCACCAGCTAAGAAATAGAGGTAGTCATGGCCGACGAAATTCGTAGCGATCTTCCCTCGAAGCCTGACAACGAGATTGCGGCTCCCGATCCTGATGCTCGCAAAGAGTTTGAGTCTCGCGAGAAGTATCGAGGCTTTAAGATGCCGCGAGGCATGAGTCTTCCTCAGCGTCGTGCTTGGCGAAAATCTATTGATGAGCGTATAGACCCTGAGGCAAAAAAACAACGTAAAGCCGAAGTGGGTGACGAGGGGAGCTTTTGGCGCGGTGTAGGAGAATCAGGAAAAGAAGCAGTAAAAGAGATGTTCAAAGAAGCCGAAGTTTTACCTGAGTTAGGTAAGACGGTTGGTAGTGCTTTGATTGACGCCGCTACGGTGGTCCCACGAACTAAAGCGGCGATTCAGTCGGACCCTAAGGGGTCTCTTGAGTTTGCTAAAAAGGTAATGTCTGGAGACCGGGAAGCAATCCGGACGGCGGCTACAGAGGCTTCTGAGGGCATTGCAGAGCCTTTTTCCACCATTGGTGATGCTGCCTTGTCTGTGGATGCCGCCGAAAGGGGTGACTACGGTACTGCCGCTCTGTATGGCGGTCTGATCCTTGCGCCTGCAGTCCTACAGACGTTGGGTAAATCCATGTCCAAGGGTTGGCTGAAGAGTGCCACTGAAGCAGGTGAAGAGATCCCTGATGAAGCCGCAAGGAAGATGAACGACCTTGCGAAGCGTGTAGACGAAGGAAAAGTCACAGACGACATGCAGGTCCGACGTGAGATCGCGGCGATCGAGGACGATCATATGGTTGAATATGCAAAGAGTCGCCCCATAGAAGATCCGCTGCAAAAAGGTGGCCCAGAACCTGGTTTCTTGGATCCCGACGCTCGATACGATTTTGATCGGGAACCACCGGGCTACATGGGTATGTCTCGATCTAACCAACCAATGTCGAGGTTTTCTGAAGGTCATGAGAGGTTCATAGACGAACTTCGAACAGACATGGCAGAAGATACTAACTT